GTTGGTGAAATTAACCAAGGCCGAGATGTCAGCCTGTGACCAGAACGCGGCGCTGCGGTGGCAGATCGCCCGCCTCAGTGGCGTGAAGGATCAGCAGAAGGCCCCGCAGGAAAACGTTGACCTGCTGGGCATCAAGGCCGAGGTGGCGGTGTCAAAGGTGCTGCAACTGCCCTACAGCTTCGCCGCACTGGGCATCGACAGTGGGGCCGACCTGTGGGCTGGGGATTGGAGCATTGACGTTAAGGCGTCATTTCACGAGGGCGGCAGGCTGCTGTTCAAGTCGCTCGAATCCTTTCGGGCCGACATGGCGATCTTGGTGACCGCGACCGACGATCCGGCGGCGATGCTGATCGTGGGTGGCATTGGCCAGAAGCGGTTTTTGTCTGACGCCAAGGAGGTCAATCTGGGCCACGGCAACTGCTGGATCGTGGAGCCGCACAACCTCACGCCCATCGAAGAAGTTTGGCTTGCGCTCACGCTGCGGCGCGTGGGGTAGACCTTGCTTGGCGGCGCGATGGTGTTATGATGCTGGCACTCTCTGCTTAGGCTTCAACGCCCACCTTGCCCCTGCCGGAAACGGTGGGGGCTTTTTTATTTAAAATAGGTGTTGACGGGGTGTTGCGTACGATGTATTCAGGGTTCAGGAACAAAGAAACCAACCACGGAGATCATCATGCGCCTGACAATCCAAGAAGTTGCCCCCTTCACCCCGATCTTCAACGTCTTGTGCGATGGTACGGACATCGGCGTGATCACCTCGTTCCCAGGCGAAGGCCCGATGGGTACGATCCGTTACAACGGCTCCAAGCACACTGTCGCTGGTGCGACCATCGCTGCCGTGCTTTTGCTGCTGGAAGATGAGGTCGAGCGTGAAGATTACTTTGCGAACGAGGGCGAGATTTACGACGAAGACGGCAGCATTGCGTTCGGTCAGATGATGGAGCGCCAGTCGGAAGCGTGGGCAGCCCAAGACGAATGCCCTTGGTAAGACAGAAACGGGGGCTTCGGCCCCCACCAACCCCAACCACAAAGGAACACACCATGACCTGCACACTTCCCACTGGCTACGCGAACCTCATCGGCTACACCGATGTCCAGCCCTTCGAAATCCTGTCGGTCAGCAAGTCAGGCAAGCAGATCGTCATCCGCGAGATGGACGTGCAACGCGATCCGGCTTGGGTGCCGAACTTCGTCGCTGGTGGTTTCACCGCCAACTGCGCCAACCAAGAGGACCAACGTTGGTTCATCGTGGCAAACGAAAGCAACCCCGCGATCAAGGCCCATAAGCGCGCCGATGGTTACTTCTGGTCGGCCTACGGTCGGCACCGTGTCGCCCGCGAACCGCGCAAATTCTACGACTACAACTTTTAATAAAAATAGTTGTTGACCCTGTTTGCATCGTACGGTAAACAGGGTCATCGACCAACCCAACCACTGGAGCCTGACATGACACGCGGAACCTTCATCGAAAACGAATTTGCCTACGAAAATGCCATCGCGCGCAACATCCGCGCTAACGCAAACAAGACGCGCCACGCAAAGTGGATCGGTACCGCCGATGGCAAGCGCGCAGACGACTTCTTGTTCCGTTGCGGCGAGTTTGCAGACGTGAGCAGCACTGTCTACCTCAACGCCCTGCACCCCGTGGTCAAAGCCTCGCTGGGCGATTTTTACGAAGCCATGCGCGACAACGTCAACGAGTGGGGCGGCCTGACCGAAGCCCAGACCCGCGCCGTGATGGGCATGATCACCCGCGCAGAGGCCCGTGTGGCAGGCTTTGCAGCCAAGCGCGCTGAAGAGGCTGCTGGGTCCAATTGGATCGGCACCGTGGGTGAGCGCAGCAACTTCACCGTCACCATCCGCCACATCGTCACGATGGAAGGCCAGTTCGGCACGTCCTACCTGCACATAATGAATGACGCGCAGGGCAACGTGGTAATCTACAAAGGCACTAAAATTCTGGGCGGCAAGACCGAGACGCTGACCGTAAAAGCCACCGTCAAAGAACATGGTGAACGTGACGGCGTGAAGCAGACCAAGATCGCCCGTCCTGTCTAACAAACGGGGGCTTCGGCCCCCATCTATCTTTTCTGCATGTCCTGATCTATATTGTGTGCATCCTATCTATGAAAGGGCCACATCATGGCAGGCGGCAGGCCGAAAACACCGTTCGATCAAGACATCGCGGATCAAATCCTAGAGGCTATCGCTGGTGGCGTTGGCCTCATAAACTTTTTGGACGACAACAAAGAAACGATGCCGTCCTATCCAACCGTGCGGAGATGGCTGCGGGAAGAGCCGGAGTTTCTTTCAGACTATGCGCGCGCGCGCGAGGACCAAGGCGATTACGACAGCGACCTGATCCGTGAATGCGTTTTGAAGTTGATGGCGGGCGGAATAGACCCAAACAACGCACGGGCTGCAATGGACGGCCTGAAGTGGAACGCGGCGCGCAGGCAGCCCAAGAAGTACGGCGAGAAGGTAGAGATCGCCACCACTGGCACGATGCAGGTGAGCCACACGCTGGACATTTCCAACCTGTCCAGTGACGAGCTTGACGTGCTGGAAAAGGCGCTTGGTGGTGCCTGACAAGACCTATGTGATGACCGACATCCACGGTCGGCTGGCCCCGCTTAAGGCGTTGCTGGCGCAGATACCCGCTGGCGCGAAGATCGTGTTTCTGGGCGACTACATTGACCGTGGCAGCGAAAGCCGCGAGGTGGTGGCACTGGTGCGGTCGCTGCCAAACGCCGTGTGCCTGCGTGGCAACCACGAGGACATGATCTGCCTGCCCGACCCGCACATGTGGCTGGACAATGGTGGGGCATCGACCGTGCTGTCCTACAAGCACCCGCTGACGGGCGAACTGGACGCCGAGGCGTTGCAGCGCGATCTGGACTGGTTCCAGACGCTGCCGCGCTACCACGAGGATGCGGCGCGGGTGTATGTACACGCTGGCGTACATGCGGCGTATGACCTGATCGACCAGCCGGAGGCGTACACGCAACTGTTCCGCTACCCAGAAGGCTATGACGGCAGCTATCGGGGCAAGATGGTGGTGCATGGCCACACACCTGGCATCTTTCAGGGTCAGAGCCGCGTGTGCCTTGACGCTGGCCGCAAGGGCCTGTGCTGCGGGGTGTTTGACGATCACGGGCTGGTGGAACTGCTATGGGCGTGATCACCCTTGCACGGCCAATTGACAAGGTTGCCACGCTGCGGGCAATCGAAAAGCGCAAGTGCGAGATGTCGCTGGCATCGTTCGTCAAGGCCGCGTGGTCGGTAATCGAACCCGGCCAGCCCTACGTTCACGGCTGGCACATTGACTTCATCTGCGCGCACCTTGAGGCGATCACCGATGGCGATCTGAACGACGATGGCACGTTCTACAACCGCCTGCTGGTCAACGTCCCGCCAGGCACCATGAAGTCCCTGCTGATCGGCGTGTTCTGGCCCGCGTGGGAGTGGGGGCCGCGCAACATGCCCAACATGCGCTACGTCTGCGCGTCCCACAGCCTCGAACTAGCAATCCGCGACAGCCTGCGGATGCGGCGCTTGGTGACCGACGAATGGTATCAGGGTCACTGGGGCGACCGCGTTACGATCACGGGCGACCAGAACGCCAAGGCCAAGTTTGAAACCACGGCCACGGGATCGCGGCAGGCTTGCGCGTTCACTGGGATCACGGGCTACAGGGGCGACCGCGTGATCATCGACGACCCGCACTCTGTGGACGATGCCAACTCTGACGCCAAGCGCGAGAGCGTCACCACGCTGTTCAAAGAGGCCGTCACGTCCCGCCTCAACAACCCAGACCAGTCCGCAATTGTGGTGGTGATGCAGCGCCTGCACGAGCGGGACACGAGCGGCGTGATCCTCGAAAAAGACATGGGCTACGATCACATCATGCTGCCGATGCGGTTTGACCCCAACCGCGCCTGCGTGACCAGCTTGGGCTATGCCGACCCGCGCGAGATCGACGGCGAACTGCTGTTCGAGGACCGCTTCCCGCTGCACGTTGTCGAGCGCGACGAGGCCGCCATGGGGCCATACGCCACCGCAGGGCAATACCAGCAAAGCCCCGAACCGCGCGGGGGCGGCATCGTCAAGGACCAATGGTGGCAGCCGTGGTCGGCCTCGGAATACCCGCCAATCGAATACATCGTGGCGGCGCTCGACACCGCCTACACCACCAAGAGCGAGAACGACCCATCGGCCCTGACCGTGTGGGGCGTTTTTAGTGCGTCTGGGACACAGGAGGCAACCCGCATGGTAGACCGCTACGGTCGGCCCATTGAGATGGCCAGTGCAAGCCAGTCCGAGGCGCTGGGCGCGACCGCCAAGGTCATGCTGATGTACGCGTGGCAGGACCGCTTGGAGATCGGCGATCTGGTCGTCAAGGTGGAAGACATATGCGCCCGCATGAAGGTTGACACGCTGCTGATCGAAAACAAGGCGGCGGGCCATAGCGTGGCGCAAGAACTCCGGCGGGTGTTCAACAGCGCCAAGTTCGGGGTCCAGATGTACGACCCCAAGACGCTAGACAAGGTGGCGCGGCTGTATAGCATCCAGCACATCTTCAGCGAAGGCATGGTCTACGCCCCCAACAAAGACTGGGCCGAGATGGTTATCAGACAGACATCATCCTTCCCTCGTGGGGCGCACGACGATCTGGTCGACACCGTCTCCATGGGCTTGAAGCATCTAAGAGATGTTGGTATGTTAACAAGAGCGCCGGAACGGATGGCCGAGATTGAAGACAGTCGCGTCTTCCACGGCAACCACAACGCGCCGCTATACAACGCCTGATGGAGGGATCGGCAAATGGAAAAAGTACAGGAAATGGTTGCTGCTATGATTGAAGCAGCCGCAGAACACGCTGACGAACACAAGCTCGATAACAACGAGGTGATGAATGCGCTGGCGCACACCTATGTGATCTATGGGTTCACCGTGCAGAAAAAAGGCATTCACCCGCAAATTATGAAGTCTGCGATAGTTGGTTGCGTGGCGGAATCTTGCGACCGCATGATAGAGGCGAATGACTATGTCTATGACGAAGAAGCTTAACGCCACCGTGGAGCCGTTCGGGGATGGCAAGTGGGCCGTCCACGTCATTGACCGCGACACCGAGGAAGAGTTTGACCTTATCATCGAAGCCGCCACCGAGAAGGATGCGGCGTTCAAAGCAATGGAGCAGATCAATGAACGATGACATCAAGAACGTGGCAGTCCGCGTGGCAGAAACGCTTGGCGCAATGGTCAACGACGAACAGATCGCCCCGCCCGATGTGCTGCTTGGCACGTTTCAGGGCGCTGTGGCGTTCTGGCTGGGCTGCGTGAACGAGGGGATGCGGTCCGATGCCCTGACCGTCTTGCGACTGGTGGTCAACGAGGAAATCGACAACATGGCGCGTGGCATTGCCAACGGCATGGTCCCAGCGTGAAGGTCGTTTATGGCAGCCCCAAGACCGTTATGACCATTGGCATGGCGATGGTCGGGGACATGCCCACGCCGTTTATCGGGTTCGTGGACAAGGCCAAGGTGGAGGACAGCCCGCTGTTTGCCGCTGGGTCTGACGCATCGGCCTTGATCGATAAGGTTGACGCCCTTGGGGGCGTCATCATCTACATCGAAAACCCTGACGCCGCAGAGCGTCTTACCAACCACCTGATGCACCTGTTTGACAACGCCGCCGAAAGCGACTGGGGTGACATCGTACAATCGGAGGCTGAACTGCAATGATCTGGAACCCGTGGAAAGAGATCGCTCGGCTGGAAGAAAAGCTTGCCAAACAGGTTGAGCAAACAGGGGGCTGGTGTGACACAATGATGGCCTGTTCAGATAGGCTTGACGCCGCACAGCAAACCCTTCGCGCCATCGCCGTGATGGAGACGCCGCGTTGCAGCAACGTGGTCCGCAAGATCACCCGAATGGCGCGGGAAGGCTTGAAGCAATGATCATCAATGGCACAACCCTCCTGCACTATGAGCCGATCAAGGACATGCTGGCAGAGAAGGTGCGCGGTGGTGTAACCAGCCACGGCCTGTCCGAGGCGGGGTACGATGTGCGCGTGAAGCAAGACATCGTCTTTACAGCGGCGGGCGTTGAGATAAATGGCATCTGGTCACCAAGCAACTTTACGCTGGCCAGCACCATTGAAGAGTTCCAGATGCCGCGCGATATGTGCGCCGTTGTCCACGACAAGTCTTCGTGGGCAAGGCGCGGGTTGAGCGTCTTCAACACGGTGGTGGAAAATGGGTGGGCTGGCTTCCTGACCCTTGAGCTTGTTTACCACGGGCGCGAGCGCCTGCACATTCCGGCTGGGTCGGGCATCGCGCAACTTCTGTTCCATTCAACCGCAAAGCTTGCTCAGTACGATGGAAAATATCAAAACCAACCCGACCGACCAGTGGAGGCAATCAATGGCTAAGTGGAAAGAACACCTCGCGTATGACATGGAAACACAGCGCATGAAAAAGGCAATCCAAGACATCATTGACGACAGCAAAAACCGTATCACGCAAAATCGCCAAGACGAATTGCACGGCGATCCGGCGGATCACGTCTGGGTGGATGAACCATCATGCCCCACCTGCAAGGACGGCGTGTGCCAGTGCGGGCCGGACGAGGACGAATGCCCCGATTGCGGTGACCCCATCTGCGACTGTTGGCTGGATGATGTTGATGAAGGCAGCGAAGAGTTCCGCAGCGTCTTCGTGAAGCCGGAATACTCTGACCTGTTTGAGGTGCTGCGCGATGCACTGGAAGAAGCGCAGGAGGGCAAGGGTGCAGTGCGCCACGGCAACGGCCTGTCGTTCATGGACCAACCCGCCCTGACCATCACCCGCGCCGTGGGGCTGGGCTTCCCTCTGGGGCAGGCCATGAAGAAGATACAGGAAAGCCAGCGCATGGACACCGATGCAGCCAAGCGCGAACTGCTTGGGGCAATCAACTATCTGGCGGCTGCGGTGCTGTTTCTCAACGAGTGATGACAAGGGTGGCCGTGCCTGATACAATGGCACGGCCATTACCTTGAAAGGGACCATCTATGTCTGGCTTGAACCCCAACATCCGCATCCTTGGCGACAGCCAGCCCGACGAATTGGGCGACATGGATGTAACCATTGAAAATGCGGATGAGGCTGCCGACATCCCCGAAGTCAACGAAGACGGCGCGATTATGAAGATCGACCACGGCGATGGGTCCATCACCCTGTCGCTGGACGGAAAGCCCATTGCGGACGCCGAAGACGTGGAAGGCCAGCCCGAAGGCTGGTTTGACAACCTGTCCAGCAAGATTGACGACAGCGAACTGGCGCGGATCGCGGAAGACCTCCTGCGTGGTGTCGCCGACGACCTTGAAAGCCGCACCGAGTGGATCGACGACCGCGCGCAGGGCATTAAGCTTTTGGGCCTGAAGATCGAAATCCCTGGCCTGCAAGGCAGTGGCGATGGCGCGCCGATTGAGGGCATGTCCAAGGTCCGGCACCCATTGCTGCAAGAGGCCGTGCTGCGCTTCCAAGCGAACGCGCGTTCGGAATTACTGCCGACCGATGGCCCCGTTAAAATCCGCGACGATGCAAATGGCACGACCACGCAGCGCGATGACCTTGCCAATGCGTTTGAGAAGGACATGAACCACTTCCTGACCGCCACGGCCCGCGAATACTACCCCGACACCGACCGCATGTTGCTGCTGCTGGGCTTTGGTGGCACCTCGTTCAAGAAGGTGTTCTTCTGCCCGCTGCGGAACCGTCCGGCCAGCGACAGCGTGGATGCCGACAACCTGATCGTCAACAACAGCGCCACCGACCTGTCCACCGCTATGCGGATCACGCACCGCGTGATGCTCAAGCCGTCCACGGTCAAGCGCCTGCAAATTCTTGGGGTCTACCGCGACATCGACCTGTCCACACCGATGGAGGTCACGCCGGACGCTGCCGCAGAGGCCAAGGCAGCACAGCAGGGCATCACCACCACGTCCGCCAACCCCGATGACCGCGACCGCGAGATTTACGAAATCTACTGCGAACTGGACATCAAGAAGTTTGAACACAAATTCAAGGGCAAGATCACGGGGCTGGAAATCCCCTACCGCGTGACCATTGATGTTTCTTCTCGTGAGATTTTGTCCATCACCCGCAACTACGACCAGCCCGACACGGGGATGCTGCCGGAAGCCCGCACCACGTTCGTCAAGTACACGTTCGTGCCAGGCTTGGGCTTTTATGACATCGGCCTTCTGCACATCCTTGGCAATACCACCAACGCGATCACCGCCGCGTGGCGGGAATTGCTGGATGCTGGCATGTACGCCAACTTCCCTGGCTTCCTGATTTCGGACACTGGCGCGCGTCAGAACACCAACATCTTCCGCGTCCCGCCTGGCGGTGGAGCGCAGGTCAAGACGGGCGGCCAGAAGATTGGCGATGCCATCATGCCGCTGCCCTACAAGGAGCCGTCTGGTGCCTTGATGTCGCTGGTGCAGAACATGAGCGAGACGGGGATGCGCGTGGGCGGCACGTCTGAGTTGCAGGTGGGCGAGGGCCGTGCCGATGCGCCCGTTGGCACCACGCTGGCCATGATTGAACAGGCCACCAAAATCCTGAACGCCGTCCACAAGCGGATGCACAGCGCGCAGGCCGAGGAGTTCTCGCTGCTGGTGCAATGTTTCCGCGAACACCCCGAAAGCTTCTGGGAGCGCAACCGCAAGCCCACCATCGTGTGGAACGAGGAACTGTTCCTGCAAGCCCTGACCGATGTGGAACTGGTGCCGCAGGCCGACCCCAACACCTCATCGCACAGCCAGCGCCTGATGAAGGTCATGGCGCTCAAGCAATTGCAGTCTGCCAGCCCCGACATGTATGACGCCTTGGCCATTGACAAGGCAGCCCTGCGGGCCATTGGCTGGTCGAACCCTGAGCAGTTCCTTAAGCCGGAAGACCAGCGCAACCAGCCATCGCCCGAACTGCTCAAGGGCATGGAAGACCTCAAGATCGACCACCAGCGCGCTGACGCCGACACGATGCGGGCGCAGGCTGCCATGATCAAGGCGCAGCAACCCGCAGCCCCCACGGGTGTTGCTGGTCCCGCTGGGCCGAACCCGCAGGAACTCCAGATCAAGATGATGGCCGAGCAGAACAAGGCCAAGCAGATGGAACTGTCGGCCCGCCGCGACATGGCCAACGACGAGAACCGCGATCTGGACCGCGAGAAAGACCTCCAAGCCAAGCAGATGGACATGGACCGCGACCAGAT